GTATCAAACACTCCTGAGGATTTAGATTCAAATACTTTAACAGGTAAGATTTATCTAAAACCAACAAGAGCTCTTGAATTCATCGACATCGAATTCTTGATTACTCCAACAGGAGCATCTTTCGAAAATATCTAATAGAGATAATTATAAACTAAGGGGGAGCGAAAGTTCCCCCTTTATAGCCTTTAAAACAAAAAAAATGGAATTCAATAAAAAAACTTTAAACGAATCATTGAACTTAGCGGGTTCGGAAAAGAAAACTTTTTCCGAAAAACCACAAAACATTGTTATTTCAGAAGAACAATTAGAAAGATTAATTCAAAAAGTCACTAAAGAAAAAAAATGAAATTACGTCAAATAATTAAAGAGTTTGCGGAAGAAAAACAATTACGTGAAGGGTTTGACGAACAAGGACAACCCGATTTAAAGTATTATGCTTTTGATTGGGATGACAACATTGTGACAATGCCTACTCAAATTATCTTATCTACCGAAGGTGGTGATGAAGTTGGTATGAGTACTGAGGACTTCGCAGAATATAGAGAAAAGATAGGTAAACAACCTTTCGATTATAAAGGTAAACAAATTGTAGGATACGCTGAAAATCCATATCGTAATTTTGGTGTTGCGGGTGACAAAGCATTTATTGTGGATGCAATGTTAGCAAAACCAGGACCGTCATGGAACGACTTTGTTGAAGCAATAAACGGGGGGTCTATTTTTTCGATAATCACTGCGAGGGGTCATAACCCTAAGACCCTACGTGAAGCGGTCTATAACATGATTGTAACGAACCACAACGGTATAAGTAAGGAAGACTTATTGAGTAACTTAAAGAGATATCGTGAATATTTTAATGAGACAAAAATGAGTGACAAAGAAATGATTGATTTTTATTTGGATTTGGCTAAATTCCATCCAGTTACTTATGGTGAAGGTAGTGCCTCCAATCCTGAAGAAGGTAAAATTGTTGCTTTAAGAAACTTCCTTGCGTATGTCAAAAATATGGCACAAGAGCTGGGGGAGAAGGCATACTTTAAAAACGATGTAAAAAACAATTTTGTACCTAATATAGGCTTTTCAGATGATGATGCAAAAAATATAGAAAAGATTAAAGATTTTCTAGATGCAGAAGATAAAGATAAACTAGTTAAAACTTATTTAACAAAAGGAGGAGAAAAACAAGAAGTTTAATATATTTCAGTAAATCTGGGCACATACTATATGTAATTGATTTATAAAATAAAGTAAATAGAAAAATTTTTCAAACTCATAATATTTATAAGAAATAAACAAAAGAAAAAATTAAAACCAAAATACTATGGCAGACTTATTAATGAAAATGCCCACACCGTATGAACCAAAAAGAAAGAATCGATTTATTCTTACTTTCCCTTCATCATTGGGTATCAACTCTTGGTACGTAGAATCAACTTCTCGTCCACAGGTAACAATTGGAGCAACAGAGATTCCATTTTTGAATACATCAACATTCGTAGCGGGAAGATTTAATTGGAACACAATTAACGTAACCTTCCGTGACCCAATCGGTCCTTCAGCGGCACAAGCCTTAATGGAGTGGGTTCGTTTACACGCAGAATCAGTAACTGGCCGTATGGGTTATGCTGCTGGTTATAAAAAAGACCTTGATTTAGAAATGTTAGACCCTACAGGTGTGGCAGTTGAAAAATGGATTCTACAAGGAACATTCTTAACTGATGTTAACTTTGACTCATTAGGATACGGTGAAGACGGATTGGCAACAATCACAGCAACTCTTCGTCCTGATAGATGTATTTTGGTTTACTAATTTAATATTTACGAAAAAAAGTATTTTGTTATATTTAACCATAGGGGAAACCCTATGGTTTTTTTATTAAAAGAAATATGGATACATCTACACAATACGGACAAATGGATATGAACTTACCACACGATGTGGTTTCATTACCTTCTAAAGGAAAGTTTTATAAAAACAAAAAATCGTCTATTAAGGTTGGTTATTTAACTGCTAATGACGAGAACATTTTAATGTCACCTAACATTGTTCAATCAGAGGGGGTAATTAAAACATTACTAAAACAAAAAATTTATGAACCAAATTTTAATATTAATGAATTAATTGACGGTGATGTTCAAGCCATATTATTATTTTTAAGAAATACTGCTTTTGGTACTGAATACAAAATTACAAGTACTGACCCCATAACTCAAAAAACTTTTGAATCCGTTATTAACTTAGATGAGGTTAACTTTATTGAACCTGAATTACAAACAAATGAAAAAGGTTTGATTGGATTAACTTTACCAACATCAGGAAAAGTGGTTGAATGTAGATTATTAAATATTGGTGAACAAGAAGAGATTGATAAATTAACATCACAATATCCTGAAGGTATGATTGCACCAATTGCCACAAAAAGACTAGAAAAACAAATTGTAACGTTGGATGGTAGTGACAATAAACAAGATATATCTGTCTTCATCACTCAAATGCCAATATCCGACGCTAAGTATATTAGACAACAATTAAGGTTGGCAGAACCAAAACTTGATTTAAGAAGAGAAATTATAGCCCCGTCAGGAGAAAAAGTGTTTGTTAATGTCACTTTCGGGGCAGAGTTTTTTCGACCTTTCTTCTGATTATAAAAAAAATCAACTAGACGAAATTTATTATCTAAGTAGACATGCGAATTTTTCTTATTCGGATATTCTTATTATGCCTGTTTTTGAACGAAAATATTTTATAAGTAAAATGGTTGAGGAGTTTGATAAGAGAAATGAAATGATAGAAAAACAAAAAAATAACTAATAATCTATTTATTATAAAAGTAGATTATGTTTTTTGTTGACGAAACAACCAGTACTAGTAGCTTTACTCCTTCACAAGGTGGCGAAGGATTTATGAAAGATGTTACTACGGCAATGAAAGATGCTGTAAATCCTGCAAATTTCATAAAAGGTTTAAAAGAAATTGAGGGTGCTGCTACGACAACCGCAAGAACCATATTTGGTCAATTAGGTAGGTCATCAGATTTAATACAAGAAACAATTGTAGAATCATTTAAAAATACAGTTAAAATTGGCGCAAAGTTAGAAGACAATGTCAATATATACAAAGCAATTTCTACTTCATTACAAAGAAATGCTTACTTAACTAACGAACAATTAGAAAGTTTAGTTGCGATTCAAAGAACCACAAACCTTACTGCAGAAGAAATTGGTGTGATGGTTACGGGTTTCCAAGATTTAGGTAGAGGGACAGACGCTGCCATTGAGAGTATTGAAGGATTAACAAAAACCGCTAGAGGTTATGGTTTAAATGTAAATACATTCCTTAAAAAGGTTGGTGAAAACATTAAGTTAGTTAATTCATACGGATTCCAAGATGGAGTAGAAGGGTTAGGTAGAATGGTTGCTAGAGCTCAAAGTCTTCGTATGAATTTTGATAAAGTTACCTCCTTAGCTGGAGAGTTATTAAATCCCGAAAAGGCAATTGAAGTTGCAGCTAGTTTCCAAACATTAGGTGGTGAAATTGGTGCATTAGGTGACCCATTTAAATTAATGTACATGGCGGAAAACGACATGGAAGGACTCCAAAATGCTATTATAGATACCGCAAAATCGGCCGTAATGTTCAACGAAGAAACTGGTGAGTTTAAACTCAGTGGTGTGGAAATGAGACGATTAAGAGCTCAAGCAGATGCATTGGGTATGACTTATGAAGATTTGGCAAACACGGCAGTAAAGGCTGCAAAAGAACAGAGAGTAATGGAAGCCTTAGACTTTACAGGTCTAAATGAAGAACAAAAACAATTAGTTGCAAATCTTGGTGAAATTGGTAAAAATGGTGAGATAAAATTAAATTTACCTGGTTTTGAGGGTAGCATTGAAGATTTTACTAGTTTAACTGAGTCACAACAAAAAAAATTATATGACGCTATTGAAAAACAAAATGAAGCCCAACAACTAACCGAAAAGGAAATAGCTGCAAAATCACTTTCCATTCAAGAAGCACAATTAGCCGCACTTACTGAAATAAAATCCTCAGGTTTATTAGCTGGTGGTTATTTACAAACGGATGATGCGAGTCGAGGACAAGATTTAGAAATGTTGATGAGGTCAATTGCAAAGGCAACCAGCGAACAATCTACAGATATAATAAAATCTTTTGTAGACAGTACTAAGTTCACTGATTTAGTGGGAGGATTTGTAACCGGTTCAGCAACATTTGCAACAGATTTAATAGACGTAATGAAAGATTTTGGAACTGCGGTAAATACCTTAGTAACATCATTACCAACAGCTTTGACAGCTGAATTAACGGAATTACAAACTCAACATATTGATGAAATAAACCAATTTAGAGATTCTGTTAATGAAGTAGGTGGAGTCATTGATTTACT